CCAGAACAGCGGAAAGACACCTGCTTCCGAGACGACTGTGAAAACTGCTGGCACCTGGGAGAGGATGCATTTCAGTACGAAGCGAAATAACGCACCAGAGCCCATCCGGTAGGTGGGGTCTGCCTTATAAGCAGAACGCGGTCGGGTTCAACTCCCACCTGGTGCACTGTGCCTGTAGCTCAACGATAGAGCGCTGGGTTGTGGCCCCGGATATGCCGGTTTAACTCCGGTCAGGCACCCCAAGCCAATGTTGGACAACGGTTGTCCCGCTGCCTGTAAAGCAGTCGCGCTGCGCGCATTGCAGGTTCGAATCCTGCCATTGGCACCAGATCCCTGTAGCTCAACGGATAGAGCACGGTCCTCCGGAGGCCGGTGTAGCTGGTTCGACTCCAGTCAGGGATACTCGACCAAGGCCTGCGCCTGTAGCTGGTTGCTGCACTACGCCTGCAAAGCGTGGAATCAATGGAGTTCGATTCTCCCGTGGGTCTCGTGAGCGACAGAATCCTGCGTCGTACCACCTGCACTGTTCCCGGCCACGGCACCAGCTGTGAGCCATCACAGGAACGGGACAATAGGCACTCCCGCTGCACAGAGGAGCAGTACGCCTTATCTCTGGAGCTAGCCGCCAACGCCTGCCAATACTGCGAGACGCCGTTTGATCCAGTGCGGTACCGCTGGTTATGTCCGTACTGCCACGGGAAGAACACCTGTTGCGAATAGCTGTCCACTGTGGTCTTGCCGAGCGGCCTTGGGTGCCATCTGCCTTTCATACGGGCGGCTTGCCCAGTTCAAATCTGGGGCTCGGTACGTGGAGAATTTCCCCAAGTCCATGGCTGATGTCTACAGGGCGTCGGGCACAGAGCAGACGATCACAGATCACCGGGTTGAGGCGAGTTATGGTGGTGGCATCTGTCCCGAGCAACACTGGGGCATCCTTACGGACGGCCGTAGTTTCTACTACCGCATGCGACATGGGTCTGCATCCCTGTGTCTAGGGCCAGTGGGCTCAGATCCTGGTAAAGACCTGCCAGCCGTGAATCCGGACTGGGTCAGGGCCGATTTTGACGCTGCATACGACGCCGGGAAAGAGTACCCACACTCATTTTTCCTGGGCCCACGCCCGTACCTTGAGGTTTACCCAGATGACCCCCTGGTCGGGTGGTTTGAGACTGACGAGGATCGACAGGATACGTTCACCAAGCTCCTGAACGAGATTGACGGTCCCGTCTCATATAGCACTGGTCCCTGAAAACCGCTTGCGCACCCGGACATCCTCCTGTAGGATTGTCGTCGTACCTCGGTACCTTGACTTTTGAATAGATGTTGCCGGATCCGAAGATCAGGGTTACTTCGCCTGTTAAGCGGGAGATCGCAGAGTTCGAATCTCTGCCTGGGGCTTTGGTCCCAGTAGCTTAGTGGCAAAGCGCCTAACGTGTCCTTGGTCGCCATGTTGCCCGGCAACGTCACACAAGCTTTGCTGCCAGATCCGCAGGTTCGGGTTACTTCATCGAAAATTGGTTTCGAACCCAAGGTCCTGAGCCGATTAGTCGTCTGGCAGCATAAAGACTTTGGCGCAGGTCCGAAGGACGGGGCTACTTCATCCAATCAGAAAATGCCTCGCCCGCCTCTGTTGTCTGTGTCACCATGTACCACGTTGCTAGATCCGATAGGTTTGGGTTACTTCAAAGGTTCAATTCCTTTCTTTCCCACCAAACATGGGAAAGCCGCCTGGTGCGGATACCTGAGCCGCCTAGTTGCCTAGCAGCATTAATACCCAGGGGCCGGATCCCATCAGGATCCCGGCCCCTTATTTCTTGTCCCTGGAGAGGAGAGAGCAATGGCAAGAATCAACACCAAGGGTGCACGCACGACCAAGCCTTCAGCAGTTGGTCCAGTGCGCACTGTTGCAAAGGACACAGTTACCTACGAAGGCGCTCCCGCTTACACCAGGGATGCCAAGTCGGAGCTATTCCTACTTGCCGTGTCCCAGTTCGTTGGGGAGCAGACCTTCTACGAGAAGGCTGACGACCGCACACAGCGCCTGGTCAACCTGGTTCGGACTGTAGCTGCTCAGGCCAATGGCCCAGAGTGGTTGCTGAAGTTCGTCCCTTGGCTACGTAAGGATGCCAACATCCGTACCGCAGCAATCATCGCTGCCGTGGAGGCAGCTCGGGCTCTACGTGAGAAAGGACAGACGGGACAGGAGCCTGGCTACGCACGGCAGGTCCTTCGTGACACCATCACTCGTGCCGATGAGCCAGCTGAGGCACTGGCCTATCAGTTGAACACCTACGGCCGTAAGGTTCCCAAGCCTGTCCTCCGGGGCATTGCTGATGCTGCCACGCGCCTGTACAGCGAGCGCAACTTCATTAAGTGGAACGGAGATGGTGCGGTCAAGATGGCTGACGTCATCGAACTGACCCATCCCAAGCCAAAGGCTCCTTGGCAGTCGACATTGTTCAAGTACATTTTGGACAGTCGACGTACAGGTGCAGAGCTGGACACGGATGCATTGCCCATGCTGTCAGCTCGGGCTCTGCTCCTTGCTGCACCCACCGAGGAGAAGAAGGCTGTTCTATCTGCGCCAGATGCTGCCGAGATGCTGGACGCTGCCGGCATGACCTGGGAGCAGGTTTCTTCATGGGCTGCCTTCACGGCAGCCACCTGGGAAGCTCTGATCCCAACCATGGGATACATGGCCCTACTGCGGAACTTGCGCAACTTCCAGGAGGCTGGTATCAGCAAGCAGGCCATGAAGTTTGTGGCCGATAAGCTGGCTGATCCTGACGAGGTCATGAGGTCACGGCAGCTGCCATACCGGTTCCTGTCTGCCTACTTGGAGGCAACCAACTCGATGTGGGCACGGCCACTGGAGGCAGCTCTGGAGGTCTCAACATTGAACATCCCGAGCCTGCCTGGCCGGACCTTGGTCCTAGTAGACACGTCAGGATCTATGACCAGTGTCGGCTACAGCGCCAAGTCGAAGATCAAGCCAGTTCAGGCTGGCGCTCTCTTCGGCATTGCCCTGGCAGCTAAGGGTGAACAGGTTGAACTTTTCGGCTTCGATGACCAGCTGTTTCCGTTTGCTCTCAAGCGTGGTGCAGGCGTTCTTCGAGCCACTGAGGAATTCAGCAAACTGGCCCGTGGAGGCGGCACCCAGACCGCCAAAGCCCTGAAGGCTACCTGGAATGGCCACGACCGAGTTGTTATCGTCACCGATGAGCAGACCTTTGGCCCACGCCAAGGGTACTGGCAGGGCGACGTGTCATCCCAGATCCCTGCCGAGGTGCCGATCTACAGCTTCAACATGGTTGGTTACGCACCGTCCATGATGGAGACTTCAGCCACTCGGCATCAGCTTGGTGGATTGACGGATGCCACCTTCTCAATGATCAGTCTCCTTGAGGCCGGTCAACAGGCAAAGTGGCCCTGGGAGCAGAGCAGGTAAATAGGAAATGGGCACCAGGTGACATGTCCTTAAACGGCGCCAGTGATCTAAATTGGCGGTTCACTGTCGTGAACAGGATCTGCAAAAATCCTTTGACAGTTGGCCCCGGTCTCCGGATATGAGGCCGGGGCCTCCTTACATCCAGGAGAATGAATGTCTGAGTACACCCGTGAGCTGGCCAAGATCGAACGCACTTTCCTCGGCTTCGAGGATCACGGCATACTGACCGGGTTCCTTCATGTCACCTACGGTTCAGCAGGCCAGGGCATCGGCGGATACACCATCACCCCAGTAGCTGGCCCCTACATCGAGCGCACGCTGAAAGCCTGCGGGGTCGACTCGTGGGAAAAGCTACGTGGTCGGACGATCTACGTCCTTACTGATCCCAGCACTCGCCGCGTTGAAGGCATCGAGAACCTGCCCACGGAGCAGGGCGAACGTTTCATCTTTACCGAAGTCTTCGGCATCCCAGGATCTTGACCAAGACGCCACTTGACACCCTGGCTCCAGCGCGCTAACCTTGTCCATGTAAGCAAGACAAAGTTAGCTCACAGGGAGGAAAATGAAGATCTGCCCCAGGTGATCGCCCAGATCTACTTATTGCAGCAATTAAATATCTACTCCATGGAGAGGGAGAAGTTAGCAATGTCAGCACTGGTTGAATCAATGATGAGCGTTCGGCAAGCACCCTGGCACAACGAAAACGTCACCATCCTGGACGAGTATCCAGGCTCCTGGGCTGAGGCCCGTGGTCCCGCTGGTCTGCTGTGGGAGCCCGTCGAGGAGCCGGTCTACCGGCTCGCAGGTCCTGAGGTCAAGGACATTCCCATCTACGAGCTGCACAGTATGGACAAGGATGGGTCGCCCCTGTACAAGCTCAAGGGCACCGAGCCGGTTGAGTGGCCCACCTACGAACTCAACCCTGATCACAAACACATCGTGCGCTCAGACAATGGAAAGATCCTGTCGGTCAACACTGACGGCTACGCCCTGATCGATCACACCGCCATGGGCGAGATCGTGGAGGCAGTTCTCGGGATCGAGAACGTCAAGTACGAGACGGCCGGCTCACTGGATGGCGGCAAGGCAGTCTGGTGCCTGGTGTACCTGGACGAGCCGATCGAACTCCCTGGCGACGCCACCATGACCTATCCGTTCATGGCGCTCACCAACCGCCACGACGGCAAGGGCTCTTGTGCCCTGCGCGCCACGGCCGTGCGCATCGTGTGCATGAATACTTTCCGGGCGGCCGAGATGGAGGGCGAGCGCACTGGCGCCACCTTCTCCTTCCGGCACTCCAAGAACTGGCGTGAGCGCATCACTGAGGCCAAGGAGGCTGTGACCGGCGCCCGTAAAGAGATTCGGGAGTACCGGGAGCTGGCGCTCGAACTGCTCGGACAGCCGATCACCGCTGGCCAACGGGAGCTGTTCGTGGCTGAGTTCATCCCGACGCCGCCGCAGGGCCTGATCACCGACCGGGTCATGCACAACATCGAGACCTCTCGCAAGGAGCTGCGCAACATCTTTGTGTCAGCAACGACTGCTGACATCGCAGACACCGCATACGGACTCATGCAGGGCGCAGTCGAATACCTGGACCACGTCCGTACCGCACGCAGCTGGGAAACGAAGCTCGGCCGCACCATCATCCGGCCTGAGCCCCTGAAGGCCAAGGTTCTTAAGCTGGTCCGTGAGGTTGCCGAGGCCGAGGTATAACAGCCATAGCTGGGGGCAGGGGCGGTCCTGCCCCCAGTCTCAACGAAAGGGAAACTCATGAAAATCTTGGCCGCCTTTGTCATGTCGTTCGTCATTACCATGGGCGTCACATACCCCTGGGAATGCGTAACGTTCAATGACGCTCGGGCCCAGACCTACTGTGACCAAGCTGGAGGTGAGATTGAACGCTTCAAGTCAGACACTGTCGTCGCGTGTATGAAGTGGAGTCGTAGTCCGGCAGAAGTGCCAAGTAGTTCATCACTTGGCGTCATGGTCCTTTATCGCGGACCTGGCGAAATCCTCTTCTGGTGGGAGAAGGACCAGCATCGTGTCCAATTCAACTGACAAGGTCCTCGACACGGCAGCCGTGGCCAAGATATTGGGCCTAGCAACAGCAACGGTTACCAGGTATCTCACTGAATCAAGAAGGGTGAACGGGCGGTACTACACCCACCCATTCCCGATTCCAGATGGATTCATCAGTGGGGCCCCGTACTGGCTGTCTCACCGAGCACATGAAATTGAAGCTTGGTCAAACGCTCGACCAGGGAAAGGCTCTGGCGGCGGTCGACCACCTAGAAGGGAAGAGAAATGAATCAGCGACCTCAGACGTGGCCCGAGTGCTGGCGCTACGCCCGTACCATCGGATACCCACGAACATTGCGGGGTGTGATGCGGGCATACAGAGATCTCGTGCATGCCGCCTACTTGCCCTGGGGTGTTCGACGCACCCCCATCAACGAACTGTATGAAGAGCTTGTCAACTGAAACGAAAGCCCAGACCCCGAATTAGGGGCCTGGGCTCTTTTGTTGACCGGACCTACAGGTCAGGTGTCACTTCTTCCACTGCGCCTGGCTCGATGGTGATGCGCTCTGCATCGCCAGCCACGACAACGATCTGTAAATCACCAGAAGCCTCTAGCGGGCCCGTGGCGTCCACGTGCACATTGGCCGTACCGAGCACTCCGGTCGCAGCTGCTGAGGCCGTACCGTCGCCATTGTCCGTGAGGGCAATGATCGAGGGGTCGTCTACCGTGTAGACCACCGTCTCGCCAGCGGGCAGTGGTACCGGGTTGCCAACCTCATCGGTAGCAGTTACCGATAACGCGACCTTCTTGTCAGCCTGTAGATCCATGATCACACTTACCTTTCGTGGGGGTTTGCAGGTTGGGGGCAATCCCGCAACCCGTTCTTCGGGGGCAGTTTCTTCTGGGGCTCCGATATGCCAAACCAGGGATTTTGGCTTGCAACAATTGCAGCCATCGACTGTCACGGAGACATGTATTGTCAAAAGGGCCTCCTCGTAGAGGCAATTCTCGATGCAGAGAGTATCCAAGCCGCTTAGAAATTGCTATAGCTCCCAGCGTCTTGCCATAGCGACTGAAGCGTCGAAGACAAAACGTCGCGTGGGCTTGCGATACGGACCTCTTTCTTTTCACCGTCCATTAGGAATCGGCAGGCATGGACCAAGGCGTCCAGGCGGTCTGGGGATTCTCTAGTTCCCCAGCCGACAAAGGTCGACATCTGGTCCTCCAGCTTGGGCATGTGTCCAACTATGTGGAGCCGACCCTGTTCGCAGCGCATGGCAACAGGCTCGCCCCTGGTTCGCTTACCCAGCTTCGTGTCAATTCGAACCAGTGGCGGCTTGGTATTGGCCGGGAATGTGCCAAGGCCCACCAACTCGTAGTAGGCATCGTTGAACACCTGCTGCATCCAGCGCTTGCCCAAGTTCTCTTCTACTACCAACTTGTCAGCGCCGAACTCGGCCACTACGCGCCAAGCCTCTAGGGCCGCAGCTCGGCCTACGGCCATAACTGAACGATCAGCTTGGACATACAGATGCTTCTGTCGGTCCCGAGAGACGACGATGATACCCATCTCGTCGTCCTCACCAGTGAGGCTTGGGTCTACTCCGACCACCGTGGAAACCAGCCCATCGGGCGTGTCATCAACCCGGTAGTTCTCGATATCAAGGCGTGTGAACAGGGCACCGTCGAAAGCCTCGATAATGTCGCCATACAGTTCCTGGCGCCCGATCGTAGTTCCCTCAAACCGACGTCTCAATTCCTCAATTACCAGTGAGGATAAGTTGGCCTGGTTTTCAAACGTGGATCCACGAATAACGTGGACTGTGCCATCATCTCGCTTCACCCAGTCCTGGATGATGTCGATTGGCTTCGGCGTCGTGGTTACAAAAGCTCGTGGATGGTCGTTTGTGAGATCAGTCCGCAGCGACGGCATGATCCCCTCACTCCACGAACGCCCTGGCCAGCGCCATTTACAATTATGGATAAGTAGCTGGCCACTTCCGGCAAAAAACTCTGGAGCATCACCAGCAACTGTGATGTCGTAAACGTCAACTGGAGCGGAGACCTTGACGACGTCTACGACGAGCGTCGTTGTTCTTCTCCCTGCCAGCTGCTGCTCGACAAGAGGCGCCGCAAAACTTGGCCCGCATTCCGTTACTAAGGTACTCAATACCGCACTGAGCACAGATAACTGGTCGTGCCTCTCGGCGCTTCCAATAGGCTGTGAGTCGCTTAGAGGTTGCCTCTGGGGACATGTTACTAATCCACGCCTCATCATCCCGCTGTCTGCAACTAAGGGCTCGGTGATCGTGAATGGTAAGAAGTTCCAGATTCCCGATCCGGTTGTCCCAACGTTTCCGATTAATGTGGTTAATTTCATGGCCTTCTGGGATGGGTCCATACTTCTTGATCCAGATGCATCTATGGAGTAATGACCCAGACCGATTGAGGTGGTAGCCCATCCTCTTATTGAAGTACCAACATTCACCATCCCAGTCATAGAAGGCTGGGGCTTCGCTGGCGACTGGGTCTTCATTTCCTGTTGACATGTCGTCATAATGTCATATGGCGCTACGTGGCGTGCGTCAACCCACCGGCCATTTGCCCAAACCCTGTGCTCTGGCGTGACCCTGACGGCACCCGAAGTGGTTCTGATCTCCAGGACCTCGGCGTTTCGGCGAGTGAGTCCAGCTTTAATGACTGGACGCCACCCCTTGCGCGTCAGCACTAGGTCTCCAGCACGCACATCCTGAACGAAGATTCGACCGCGAGCAGTAGTTATAAGTTCATGTTTGGCGACACAGATTTCATCAAGCCATGCTCCAGCTAAGTTGTAACCACGGCCAACATCCGGATTATCTGCACCCTCGGTATAGATCTTTGATCCATTAGGGAATAGGACCATGGGGCGTGGGGACATCTTATATCGATGTCTGATCTTTTTGCGCTCCAGTACCCGCAGGATCCCGGCTGGCCCCTCCATGCAAATGGTCCGGGCATCAGACAATGTTTCAGCAATCACCAACCACTCGGTTGGTGTACCACTGCTGTCGTAAGGATGCTTTAAGACTTGCCCAGCAATCCATTCACTTCCACTTCTCGATTTCCCGAAAGCCGCGTCCGGCTAAAGCTAGACAGACAAACCACCCGCCATCAGGCGGCACCTGTTCTGGTCGTGCGACCCACCACCATTCACCCCTGAGCATCTCCTCGATCATGTACGGCGGCTGTCCCGCCAACCACGCCAGACGCTCGGGCTCTGGGAGGGCTGCAACCCTATCCTGCAGTGATAACCCCATAGCAAGTGATGCTACACCAAATGTCCGATGTTCTGGATCTTCCTCACTTGCTCGTTGTCCAGGGGGTTGACACCCCCACGTAGGGGTGTGCTACTGTTGCAACAGCACCAGGGAGGCTTGAGGACCTGGACGAGCTACTTGAAAATTGGAAAACGTTGTAGGGGGTATAGCTGCCTGGTCATGGGCGCTATACTCGACAGGGATGGTGCTGCATAAGCGGTTCCCCGGTACTGCATCTGCGCCCATTCCACCTAAGTCGCCCCAAACAGGCTGACAATACTGGGATCTCCTTTCTCCCGCGTCAGCTAGTGGACCGGCCGGACCAGGCTCCTCCTCCGGTGGGCGCAAAGGAGGAGCATCAGCTTCCCTAGCCGCCGTGGTGTGGGAAGACCGTCAGGCCCCTTTGATGAGGGAGGCAGAGCGTCCCAAAAGACGCGATGAAGCCAGTGAACTTGTCAGAGGGGTTTGGCATATGGACGCATAGCTCAATGGGAGAGCGCGCGGTTTACGCCCGTGAGGTTCCAGGTTCGAGCCCTGGTGTGTCTACGCAGTGAAATGCTAGGAACGAAAGTTCGGTACAAGATCTTGTAGCGTTGCTCGAACGGGGCAAAATGGTGGACCCCCCGACTGCAAAAGGTCCACCACAAAGCACCAGGGGCGTGGGACAGCGCCCCATCGCGAAGGATAGGCCAGTCCTGTTGGATCTGTTCTCCTAGAGAGGGCCCGCCACCGGACACAAGGGAAACCGAACAACCTCCTGCCTCCGGGCGAGAGCGCCAGTTCAACCTCCCGTCCGGTCCTAACGGCCCCGAGAGCATCGCGATGAAGATCGAAGACCGCCACAGGGATCCCCGGAGCACTGGATCACTGTCCCACCTAAGTCTTCCTGGAGAGAGGCTGAGGGAAAATGATCACAGCTCAAGAAATGGCCTGGATGGCGGGCATCATCGACCTGAAGGGCCGGGTCTACGTCAAGAAGAACCGTAGCCGCAACACCGGCCAATACGTCATGGTCGTGGACTCCAAGAACCTTGTCGTGGTCCGGAGACTGTGTGAACTGACCGGCACCTCATCCGAGGGTAAAGAGACCAGACCCGTCAGCGAGATCCTGCGCCACCCGTGTCTCGAACACTGCCCACAGGCACACTCCCACGTCTACCGCGACGGGCTCATGATGCCCTTCATCGGCCGGTGGACCGTGACCGGCGCCTCTCTGGTTATCGTGCTTCAAAGCCTGATGCCGTACCTGGTCGCAGATCGGGAGAAGTACGAAGACCTGCTCCTGGAGCTTCAGCCACAGCTGACCCTGTCCGGACAAGGCAGCAACGCCGTACTCAGCGGATGTTTGCGATTGCAACGACTTGGCTGGCCATTGCCTGGTTTCATGGAGGCTGCTATCCTCAACAGGCTGGAAGCCCTGGGAGCAGAAGTATGAACCTGCACTACCGTCGCGCCGTTGCTCCAATGCTGCGAGCCATGGCGCCCAGTCTCACAGCATGTCACCACTGTGGCTGGCCCTGGAGTCGGGTAACCCCCAGGTCGGTAACCTACAAAAGGAGGAAATGGTCAAGCGACGGAATCTTCTTCGTGTGCGTTGACTGCTGGCCATTGCTGACACCAGCAGAAGCAATAAAGTACGCATCCCAAACTGTGCTCGGATACGGTGTAGCAGGCCGCAGGCACACAGCATGGGATCAGACAACAGGCGTCACCGCAGTACTTGCAGTAGCTAAAGAGGTACGAGCAACACACCTGCCCCTGTAGCTCAACGGAAGAGCGCGTCGGTCCTAACGACAAGGCTCGCAGTTCGAATCTGCGCAGGGGCTCGGGTCAAGGTTCATGATTCTGTCGACCGTCCAAAAATGAGAATCATGAGTCCTCTTGGTGGGGCGGGCTTAATAAATAGGACCCACCCGCTTCCGGGATAACCAGGGGAGCTTGCAACGGTTTACGGGGCGAAGCTATGATCCTGGGCCCGGAGGCGTAAAAACAGGAGCTAGGGGCGTCAACATGTACGGCACCACCGTCCCACCTCACGTGAAGGCCACCCAAGTAACCGGCCCGATTGATTGTCTCCTCCGGAGTGGTGGACCTGCGCCCCGCCCCAACTAAGAGAAAGGGACTGAAGAAATGGACAACGACTTCTATTAGGTGACCGGATGGTCCGGCACTAGATAGGAAGTGATGTCCCGCACTGACAAGGACGCACCCTGGTGGGTGCGTAGTGAGTGGTGGGTCCCTAAGCACTGGCGCTGTGAGAATTCGTTGCGGACCTATGGACGTGAGCCCAGAGTCTGTGACTTGCCAGCAGAGCCCGTTCGACAGGATCGCCCCACCCCACGGCCACGGAGATGGCTCGACCTGGAGACATGTCATTGGGAAGCGGAATGGGTCCGACTGGATCGCTACCGCTACACCCGCCCACCAACGAGGCAGGAAAAGCACCTTGATTGGTGGGGGCCGGATCGTGCTCAGGTTCGTGATCTGACGTACGACGCACGCAAGCAGTACCGAGGCTCTGCAGAGGTGGAGATTCTGAGGCCAGAGCCCGGTCATCATCGACACGCCAGCAAAAAGGGCTGGTGGGACTAAACACCTGGAGAGAGTAAATGGCATCACGACATGATCTTGTCCCCGTACCAGGCTTTCATATCAACGAGGATGAGATAATCGCAAGCCTCATGGACTCGGTCCAAGAGGCCAAGCGCCGGGCAAGTGAGCCGAGTCAGGAGCAGCGCCTGCGCGACACCGTCAGCGCACTCCTGAACCAGCTCGGGAAGCTCAGCGTTCAGGAAGACGCCCTCATCTTCGAGGGTGAGAAGTTCATCCTGCCGGCGCAATATAGCGGCAAGGTCGAACAGGCCATTGACTTCTTGCGGAACCACATCAAGCAAGAGTCGATGATGTTCAACTTCAGCAAGACCATGCCCTACCGGCCGTATGACGGTGCACATGCCTTCATGAACGTGATGCGCAACCTGACCGGCACGACCGGCTTCGGCGTCAACCGGATGACCTTCTTCGGCCCTGAGCCGCCAGAGTTCGTCTCCATCAAAACGAGCCTGAACACAAGTACCCAAGTTCCCTGGGGCCTGGTGCAGTTCCCGGCCTACAGCGCCACCTTCGATGTCGGCGTCACGTCGACTGAGCACGGCTACGTCTTCCACCTGACCGTCGAAGCACCCAGGAAGTTCCGCAAGGAGATCGAGGCCATCTTCGGGCTGATCGAGGACTACCTGAAGACGGACTCCATCTACAAGGGTCAGGCCATCAACGGCGAGGGCCTGCAGCCCGAGTTCATGGACCTCACTGGCGTAGACCCCGACAAGGTCGTCTACAGCCAGGACGTGATGGACGACCTCCTGGCACACGTCTGGGCACCCATCCGGTACGCAGAGCAGATGCGTCGGCAGGGACTGCCCCTCAAGCGGGCAGTGCTGTTCGCCGGCCCGTTCGGCACCGGCAAGACCCTCGGCGCCATGCTGACGGCCAAGGAGGCGGTTGAGCACGGCTGGACCTTCATCATGTGCCGTACCGGCAAGGATGACCCGGCCGTGGTCATGAAGACGGCTGAGCTGTACGCGCCGGCCGTGGTCGTGATCGAGGACCTGGACGTGCACGCCGGTACCTCTACCAAGGTGGAAATCTCCAGGCTCCTGGAGATGCTCGATGGCGCGGTGACCAAGGGCAAGGAGATCATCGGCCTGTTCACCACCAACCACATCGAGGACATCCAGAAGGGCGCCCTGCGTCCTGGCCGCATCGACGCGGTCATCGAGATCACCAAGCTCGATGAGCCAGCATTCCGTCGCCTGATCAGCAACACGCTGGGCGTGGACTTCCTCGCCAAGGACATCGACTGGACCCGCGTGGCCATGGCGTACGAGGGCTTCCTGCCCGCGTTCGTGGTGGAGGCCGCGCGCCGGTCTCAGCGCTACATCATGGCGCACAACGGTGGCATCCCCAGCATCGTGAACACCGAGGGCCTGGAGGGTGCTGCACGTACCCTGCGGCCACAGCTGGACCGGATGGAGGGTGCCAAGGAGGGCGTACGCGAGCACCAGCTCGAAGACGGACTCCGGGAGATCATGGAAGGCGTCAACAAGCGCACCTACATCCCCAACCACCCGAAGTTCCAGGTCGAAGAGGCCACCGTCCTCAACGGCGGCAAGCACTAAATAGCTTTGCTCTCTCCACCTGCCCCCAGATCCAGGGTTCCTCAGCCCCCCTGGATCTGGGGGCACCCTGATTTTCTTGGTCGGGAGGTTCTTCAGCCGTACCCTTGACACGGGGGACATCCCCCTGTAGTGTCACGGGTGACGGTTCACAGAGGCCCCCCTAAAGGGACTGAGGGAAGGGAGGGATCTTGAGTAGCGACGTGCGCCTGTCGATCCGCGATATTCGCAACGCCAACCCGGTGTGGTTGCGCAGCGAGGATCGCTTGCATCCATTGGATGATCTTCAGGTAAGTATCAAAGAAGACGGGATGCTGCTTCCAGTTTTGGTCCGGAAGGACTTCGTCATGCTTGACGGAGCACGCCGGCTCCTCGCAGCAGAGAAATTGCATTGGAGAAGCGTTCCGGTCACGGTCGCCAATGACTGGGCAACCGTGGTGCGCCACTTCAAACAGGTCAACAAGCTTGAGGCTGAAGGTCTGCCATACAGGCGTCTGACCTGGATGGAGCTGGACGAGCTGTGGGTAACCCTTCTCACACCGGTTCACAGGCATGTACGACGTGAACAGACCATAAGGGAACGTGCCCGTCGTGCTGGCCTGCGCAAGAAGGGAATGTCGGAGACTGAGGTCAGGCGAGAGCCCGCATACACGGGATTTGTCACAGACCTGGCCGAACTGTTCAACATGAAGCCGATCCACGTGAAGTTGATCCGGGAGATCTTCCACACGTACCGGGCACTGAAGGACACAACGCCAGAAATGGTCGAGCCTTTCGAGCGACTGCTCGTAGTGGCAGAGGAAACGGGCGTAGAGACCGCCTCAACCGTGCGTCAGTTTGTACGCAACATAAGACTCGGCACCTTCACGGTTGACGAGGCAGCCAGACGTGCAGAGAAGTCGCTGAACAACGCATTCGCGGCGCCATGGCGTCTGACCCGTCGCACCTCACAAGAGATAGAGGACGAGAATACAGAGCGCAGGGAAATTTTCGCCGGCCAATCGAACCTTCTTCCGGCCACTACCCTCCCGGCCGTTCAGAACCTGACCAAGATTCTGGAACAACTCAGTTGGGATGCCGGGCAGTTCCAAAACTTCGGCGACATCGAGCCGGCTCACCTTGTCGCGCTCAGCAGCACAATCCGCACATCGGTTAACCGAATCAACGCCATGCGGCGACGCCTGGAAGCTCATGGCGCACCACTCCAAGGAGAGAGAGAGCAGTGAACAGCGTGCAGTTCAAGGACGGCGGAAACACCGCTAAAGTCGAACCCCCGGCAAAGGATGCTGCTCACGTCGTGAGTAGCACCTTCAAAGCCAGCAACCCCAACCACCGATTCCGCTACGAGTGGGTGGATCTGAAGGCCATGACCATCGACCCCCGCATCCAGCGAGGCGAAGAGGGGCCTGAGATCAACCACATCGCGGCCAACTTCAACCCTGCGGCACTGGGCACGTTCACATTGTCCCGGCGCAGTGATGGCACCATCGTGGTCCTGGACGGACAGCAGCGTCGGGCGGCGGCACTCAAGATCGACTACAGCGAGCAGGTTCAGGCCATCGTGCACGAGAACCTGACCCTTCCGGAGGAAGCACAGCTGTTCCTCGATCTCAACTACCGACGTTCGGTGAACGCCTGGACGAACTTCCGGATCGCCCGGACTGCGGGGGACGAACTGGCACAGGCCATTGGTGTGGTCCTGGACGAGCTGCACATCCCACTCGGTGGGCCCAAGGGCTTCTCTGCCGTGGTCATGGCCCGTCGCGTGGCGAAGCGCCAGGGCGGTCTCACCCACCTGCACTGGGCACTGCGCCAGGTACAGGCCGTGTACGACCCAGCTCGCGAGGGCGGCATGTACGACGGGCGCGTGGTGGAGGCCTTTTCAATGCTGTACCGCTACTGCGCGGAGCAGCATATTCCAATCGATGAGGACAACCTCCACAAGAAGCTGGCTCGCATCGGTGGCGGCATCAATGACCTGATCGGCCACGGCCACACCGTGCAGAAGGTGGCCCACCCGCCCGTCAAGATCGCCAAGGCCATTGCTCGGGCCGTAGCCCTGCGCTACAACGTGGGCAAGCCTAAGGGATCGTCACACGCACTGCCGATGCTCCCCTAGCACCAAGATCAAAGAAATCACCCCCAGGTCCTGTACCTGGGGGTGGTTCTTTTTGTCAGCGGCTCGTAGTAGGTTCCTTGCACCTGGAGTGAGAGGAGTCGGATGGGTGATCCGGAGTTTGCCCAGTTAGGCCCCGACCCTGCGGCCATGGCCCTGAAGCAGGAGCTGTCGGAGATCATCCTCTGGAACGAGCAGAGTTCCCCCCGGTCCCTGCAGAAGAGCCTTGGTCCCTCGGAACTGGGTGATCCGTGCGACCGACGCATTGCCTACAAGATCGCAGGCGCGGTCCCGGTCAACATCTGGGCTGACCCATGGCCGGCAATCGTCGGCACCGCAATCCACGACTGGCTGGAGAAGGCCATCAACCTGTACCAGGACCGGGTCGGAGACCGGGGCTGGCTCACCGAGCTTCGCGTGTCCCCAGATCCCATGGTCCAGGGACGCAGCGACGTCTTCAACACCCGTACCAAAACGATCCTGGACTACAAGACCACGGGCGCCGACAAGATGCGCAAGCTGCACCGGGGACAGCCCCCGTCTCCGGGCTACATCACCCAGGTCCACCTCTATGGGCTCGGACACGAGCGGGCCGGCCGCGAGGTCAAGAACGTGGCGCTACTGTTCTTCCCCCGGTCCGGGTGGCTGGACGATGCCTTCGTGTGGCATGAGCCGTACAACCGCGAGGTGGCCCTGGACGCCCTGCAGCGGATGTACCGTATCGGCTTCCAGCTCATGGACATGGACATCGAGACCAACCCACACCGATTCCAACTGATCAATCCAACACCCGGCGACAACTGTGTTTGGTGCCCGTTTTTTTCAAAGGAAAAAAGCTACGACATGACGGCAGACCTGGGGGGGTGCCCAGGAAGATGAAGCGAGCATCCGAGTGTCAGATTGATCAATGCGCCACGGCGGCCTCGGACAAGGGATGTCCTGGCCGATGAACAAGGAGGAAAAGTAGTGAGTAACTGGTACGAGGAAATGGCACTCGCGATGCGTGACCGTGAGCGGGCACTTAGCGGTGTCGAAAGGTGGCGGGCCAAGGTGATTGAGGCCGAGCAGCAGATCATTGAATTGACCAAGCAGCGTCCGGCAACTGACCCAATTGCTGCGCCGACATTCGAATCAGGAATTGCTGCCGATTACGCAGACTCGGCAGAATAGGTAATAAGGGAGAGAGAGTGGTATGAGTTACCAAGACGAAGAGTTCGCCCAAGTCGTAGAGGTTACCGGCGAATACGCTCGTCCGGAGAATCTGAACGGCCACCTGCTGATCGTGTTCCCGATCGGGTACCACGATTACCTACCCACCCGGTTCACCCAGCAGGGCAAGAAGTCAGACGCCTTATGCTGTGACGTCATCGACCTGGACGACAAGGATGGGGCCGGCGTTCCCGGAAAGGTCTACCGGGCTTCCAACTTCATGCAGAGCCAACTCATCGTTGGCTTACGTCCGTTCATTGGTCGTAAGGTACTTGGACGAATGGGCAAGGGTGTCAGCAAGACCGGACTAAACCCACCTTGGGTTATCACTGATATGTCAAACGACCCAGTTGCGATTGAACGGGCAAAGGCATGGAAGGTGGCCAACCCCGACTTTGTGACAAGTCCGTTCATGCCTCGGGACGACACAGCTCCACCCGCTGGAGCACAGCCACAGCAGCCAATGGATCCCGCCTGGCAGCAGTACTCAACGACACGACCAGCTCAGCAGCCAGCTCAGCAGCCGGCTCCACAGCCAGTCCAGCCGCCGCTGCCTGCTGCTGCAGTCGCCGGTTCGGTCCAGGCCACAGCTGAGGAGCTGAACCTGCTACAGAAGCTCCGGATGGAGCGGGCTCGCGAGGAGGCGCAGCGGGCCCAGTTCGAGGACGTACCGCCGTTCTAGACGGCAAGAGCCCCGCACCACTGACGACAGGATCGGCGGTGCGGGGCCCTCTACTCCTGGAGAGAGTTACCCAGGAACTTTACTGCATCTGGGCCTAGCGCGCAGCTGTGGCCAGGGTCTACAGTCTGTTTCACCGCTCATGGCGAGGCGCCCGATGATCATCCGGTTTAGCGCCGCGCCAGCATACTTTTTACGTCCTGGGAGCAGCCATGGTTGATGTTGTGGTACCAGGGCAGGAACTCGACACCCACCACAACATCGCCCTCCCCTGGTACTACGGCGGATGTGCTGTTATACCGATCAGGCCCGGTGGCTCCAAGGCCCCATGCTTCGAGTGGGAGGGCTACAAACATGCCCGCCCCTCCCTGGACGACGTACGGCTCTGGTTTGAAATGCAGTACCCGCGAGCCGGTGTCGCTGTTATCTGTGGTCGGATCTCGGGCAACCTGGAGTTGGTCGAGCTGGAGGGCCGCTCCGCTGATGCCGATTCTTTGAGCAAGATACAGGCCGAATGTGACCTGCGTGGGGTCAAGGAAATCTGGGACAGCCTACTTCAACATGGCTACGCAGAATGGAGCCCGTCCGGAGGGATCCACGTCCTTTACCGGGTGCCTGATCACGAAATTCCTGGCAATGCAAAATTGGCCATGCGCGAGGCCGTGTTCGATGAATTAAATGACCAGGAATTGAATCTACTGTCTCAGAATTCCACCAGGAAATTCTGGCGTGTATTGGCAGAAACCAGGGGCGAGGGTGGCTATGTAGTAGTCGCCCCCACCGGGGGACATTGCCATAAGTCTGGAGAGCCCTGGACCACTGTCTCAGGCCAACAAGGAGTCTTCCAGCAGATCACCTGGTCCCAGAGAATGGCTATTCATGCAGCTATCATCGCTGCCCTGGATGAACGGCCGCTGGCGCCAGAGCCAACCCATCAGCCTGCCCCCGCGCCCCGTCTTCTGACCGATGATCTGCGTCCGGGCGACTACTTCAACGAGCGTGCATCCTGGGAAGAGACCTGGTTCACAAGCCAGGGCTGGAAAGTCAGTCATCGGTCCAAAGAAGAAACGTTCTGGGTCCGTCCGGGCAAGGACGTGAGGGACGGTCACTCAGCCTCGACCGGATACAAGGGCGACACAGACTGCCTCTACATCTGGTCCTCCTCCACGGACCTTCCTACCGAGACCCCGCTCAGCAAGTTCTTCGTGTACTCCCATTACTACTTCAACGGAGACATGTCGAAGGCCGCGAAAGCGTTGCGGCAACAGGGCTACAGCACCGACACCGACACCAAGGTCCTAGTCCCCTTGCTGCGGGCGCTGGATCTGGACGGAGTCGACAGCGACGACCAGGAGGTAGCCTTACCCGTACATGGGGGCTATGACCTTACAGACACGGGCAATGGACGCAGGATGAAGGAGTACTGCGGGGACAAGTTCCGATTCAACACGATCGAGAACAAATGGTACGTCTGGCGGGGGCACGCCTGGGAACGTGACGACATTCTGGAGATTCAACGCGCAGCTGAGCACAACGTAGAACTGGTGATGGACGCCTGCAGGCTGATCGTTGAGCAGACCAAAGGTACGGACGAGTACAAGGCCGCTGCCAAGCAGCTGGCGGAAGCCAAACTGGGCTACAACCAGGGCAAGATCATGGCCGCCATTGCGCGGTTCTCTGCCCAGCCGGGTATCGCCATCACCCCTGGCCTGTTCGATGACAACCTGGACCTACTCAACCTGCCCAACGGCACTCTCAACCTCGTCACTGGCGAGCTTCAGCCCCATAGCCCGGACGATCTGATCACGTTGACCTTTGGCGCGGAGTACGACCCAGAGGCCAGGTGTCCTAAGTTCCGCAAGTTCATAGCCGACATCCTGCCGTGTTCCAACATACAGGCGTACGTCCAGCGCGCTCTTGGTTACTCCCTCCTTGGTACACCCACAGAACGGGCCATGTTCCTGTTACACGGTCCCAGCGGTACTGGCAAGTCCGTCCTCACCTCCGTCATGACCCGAATCTTTGGTGGCTACGGAATTACTGCACCAGCAACAACTTTCCGACTCAAGAAGAACGACACCTCTGTCGACGTTCACCGGCTCCGGGGACGTCGATTTGTTACCACGTCAGAGATGCCTGAGGGCGTGCTCCTGGACGAGGAGCTGGTCAAGCGCATTACGGGTGGAGACGTCATCACGTCAAGGAGCCTGTACGAGGAGTACCAGGACTGGAGGGCCCAGTGTGTGGTGTGGATTGCCACCAACTTCCTGCCTCGGGTGAACAGTGACGACAACGCAATCTGGCGCCGGGCCAAGAGTATACCTATGAAGACGGAGTTCGGGCAGGGTGGCCTAGAGGAGATCCTGGGCTATGCAGAGCATCTGGTCGTGGAACGCAACGGGATCCTGAACTGGTTGCTTGAGGGGTTAGCCGCCTACCGAGAACAGGGCTTGAACGAACCACCCGAGATCACGGCCGACATCGACTCGTACCGCACGGACGTAGATGCAGTAGCCTCCTTCATCCGGGACAGACTTGACGACGGGCTCCTGGTTCGCAGAGACGGATACAAGATCAGGTCTTCTGTCCTCAATGGACTCTATACGCAGTACTGTGACGAGAATCGGTTGCCAGCACTGGGCGCCAGACGTTTTGCTAACCGGCTTAGGGCACTGGGCTTTATCCCCGACAAGATCGGTGGTGTGGCCATGTGGAGTGGGCTGGAGCACATCCCCGGAGGGAACATGCCCTGACGATGAACAACGACCAGATGTGTGGTGCTCCACACCACGGCACGTTCTATGCCTACGATCAGCACGGCTGTCGGTGCGAAGAAGTAAAGGTCCGCTACAACAGACTAAGATCACGTTACGTGGTTCGAGGGACTGGTCAGCATGACATCACTCGCTCCGGCTGTGATGACCTCAACGTTGAGATCGCTGTAGCCCGCGTACGGTCCGGTGATGCATGCCCAATCATCAATGTTTCTGAGCGTCGAGCCGTGGTCGCCACATTGACTGGGCTGGGCTGGTCATGCCGTCGAATTGCAAGAGCGCTGGGCCTGGCCGAGCGAAGTGTACAGCGCTACAAGACTGACGCCAGGCGAGCTAGAGAGGGAACAGATGGTCTGCTCGGCATGTAAAGGCATCAACCACAATGGACAGCCAGCAAACTGCCAAGGTGGCACATGGTGCGACTGTCACCATCGGCCCGTTCCCCCACCGATGGAATTAACCGAGGCCATCATCGATGTGGGACATTCCGACAACGGATCCAAGACGAGCGGCTAGTAACGATCTCGCTTATTCGGCACCTTGACTGCACCATCTATGCGACAGGGCAACTGTCCCTGGTCCCTTTGAGTACGGCCCGGACACCGGACCTTGACCGCACCGCGATCCGGGTCATCGTCTGGGATCACCCAGACTGACATGGCCGTATCGGCCAGTGACCAGACAACGCCCTCACGCTCAATGATGCGAGGACGGCGTACTGATAGGTCCTCCGGATGCACGTCTTCAAACCTGATCTGTGCCCCTGGTTTGGGTAACGCCATTTGGGTACTCCCAGGCTATGGAAATACTGATCCTGTTACTGCTCATTGCTGCCGCCATATGCTTTGGGCTTGCTGTTGTTAGCTTCACGGCCCGTGTCAATCTCATTGCCTTGGGCCTGCTCTTTTGGGTTGCGACAGCCGTACTTCGTGCCTTTGAGACGGTCAGTTAGGAGCTGAGGTCGGCCTCATCGACCCGCACCCAGTGGTCATTGCGCTTGACCTCTATCTTGATCTCGTGCCTCGGGACCTCGAACTCAGACTCACGAACCAGCTCTTGCCCCAACGTCCGGCGCAGTCATAGCTGGAACTGAGGACTTGTGGCCATTCGCTTCCAGGCCAGCCTCTTATTCTGCAACTGGCTACGTTCATCACGAGCCTCGCCACGGGCACCAGAGGCCCGATGAATGATCCGTACTCCGGTGTCACGCTTATTAACGTTTTGACCGCCCTTGCCACCGCAGCGAAACGTCTGGACATCGCAGTCAGCGATGGTCACTGACAATATTCTCGTGCGCATTTGCCACCTCCTCACGCAAACTATCTAGCAGCTTCCTTACAAGTTCTGGATCACTGGGCTTGATACTTTTCCACGTCTTACGTAGCACAATGTCTCGGATCGTTTCTCGGGACCGGCCCACGCGACGTCCGATTTCTGCATTGCTCAGTCCATCCACTGAGCTAAGAGACCGGATAACAGCAACTTGTTCTATGGCCAGTGGTTCGTGTCTTTCAATTGTCACTAGTCTATTTTCTCACGAAGGGATGCCCTTTTCGGCTGGCCACTCACCTGTAGCTGCCTTATGGAGGTTGGCGCACAGACCCTTGGGATTCTGTGGGAAATACTTGCGAAGCAGCCGTACGCAACGACGGAAGGAGCCGTCAGTCCCCCAGCGGATCTTCAGGGCACCCTTGCCTCGGGTCCAGTACCTCTTGAGGTCCCGATCCATGACGCCGGGGATGCCGGTGGCGAACTCTTCATCACAGTCAACGCAGTCCCTAGCGGCACCTTGATGCCTGGCTAAGTTGATGGAGATCTTTCCGGCCACGCTTGTCAGAGTACTACGTCAGCGTCCTGCGATCGATCCCACAGTTGCCCTGAACATAACAACTCACGATGCACACTCCTGACAGGAGTAGCCGTGCGTGCACGAGCGAATGATCTCGCCCTCGTCAAACAGGCGACCGCAGTCGTTGCACTGCCCCGGCCAATTTGCGTGAAACCACGGCCCGTACTCTCGATGATCCTGGACTGGCCGCCCGCATGTCGGGCAACACGCCACGGCTAACGACTCATCCAGGACCGGGACAATAATTGGATCTGTTTCTCGACAGCTGGACTCATAGCAATTCCATTGATCATGCAACTGGCACTTCTTATTTGGCACCGGGCGGCTCTCTTTTTCCACGTACCTGTAGCCAGGCCTTGGTGATGTTCTGTAGCTCTATTGATTTGTCCACCTGCTCCATCTGGTCCAGGGTCAAGTAGGCCAACTGCAGATCCTCGTCATATACCGAGATACCACCGCAGGTGAAGCAGAAGCTGATTGATCCAGGTTCCGGAACGGCGTCAGGATCAGTGACGCTGGTATGCAGCTCCTGTAACTTTCCACAGTGCGGACAGTTAACATCGAACTCCGTGGTGGTCACTGTTCCTCCAGCCGTCGCAGCAGTTCATTCTCCCAGTCGCGATCGGGGTCATCATTGTTATTGAACAAGGAACTATTCATTGCAGCAGCAACGATGTTGTCGAAGCTGCCATGTCTTTCCTTCAGCTCCCGAACCAATAGATCACAGACAAGGGCCATTGCACACACGGCCTCCGACTTACCCAACGTGCTGAACGCCACCTGAAACTGCAGGTGATACAACAGGGCCGCGTCCTGGTCCTCGGCATCCATCGCCACGCAATAACCCATGTAATTGGTCAACAGATCGGCGGCAGCCTTCTTGCCTGCGGTCATAATCTGGTCACCGGTCGCTATTTCTGCTGGAGACAGGACTCGGCCCACCAGCTGCTGGACCCAGGTCGGAAGCTCGTCTTCAGTGGCCATTTCCCTGTTCCTGTCGTGGTTCCCAACTCTTGAGTGTCTGCGTCTTCTCGAAGTGAGCCAGGATGCTGAGCGACCTTTTCGTCAGGTAGTCATTGGTAACGGGAATGGCTACCTCGTTCGGATACTCTTCCTCATCGACAGCGATATTTGCTCGCTCCAGGATCCTGTCGACAATGCTTTTGTGGTACCGGCCAGCCTCATGCAACAGGCCCGTGTACCCGTGCTCATATGGCGCCCACCACGCCCGATGTTCATTGCTCCAGATCCAGTACTCGCTCATAGGACCTCTTCGTCTTGTATTACGACTGGGGGGAACAGGCACTCTAGAACCAGCCTCCGTTCCAAAACCAGGTTCTTTCCCTCACCTAGTTTGGACAGGTGATAGCTTGCCGGCCGTGAGTCCCAGAGACCACCATGGGTGTATTGGCGTTCACCATCCTCGCTGTATTGGACTCGGATCAGTTCCCTTGTTTCGCATTCCAGGAGCGCTGCCTCAAGAACAGTGTGCGCAGTCTCCCGGTACATTTCCCGGTGATATTCCAGAATCGTATTCCAGTCAAAGGTCACCGGATCCTCGCCGGAGTCTTCGGCGCACAACGCCCGAGCTGCCGCCTCGACTAGCTTTTCCGGGATCTCCACTATTCATCCTTTGCCGGGAGCAGCGTCTGTACGATTTCAGCCAGGGCCTTGATGGCGGCAGCATGATAAGCAAGGTACTCGGCCACCACCTTGCCGGTGAACGGTCTACCCTCAAAGGCCTCAACGTCCCGCTCCGCGTCAGCTGCGATTTCTCGTAGCACCCAGCGACGACGATCTGTACCAGCTGCAGAGCACGACTCCTCTAACCCAACGTCACGAGTGCATCTGGTGCAATAGGTGACACCCAACTGAGCGTCGGTTACCAGCTCATGGGTGTGATGGAACTGAAGGTAGTCATTCTGCATGCCTCAAGGGTGCCACACCCGTACGTACGGGTCAAGGAACCTCAGTCCAGGTAACCGGGCTCCGGGATCGCGGGCTCGATCGTGTCTGAGTACCACGGACCAAGGATGTCCGTACCGTCCGGCAAGCTCGTGCACATACGGGTACGAACATGGCGCTTCTCAGGCTCAGCGCCCGCCAGGACCTTGGCGACCTGCTCCCGGCTGAAGAAGAATCGGCCGGTAACTTCCGGGATCTGCCAGACGCGCCAGTGATAGGCGCCGGTCAAACTTGGACGTGTTTCAGTAGCAGCGGACATGATCTCTCCAGAAAAGGGATTGGGGGCCTGGTACCAACCTTCGGTACCAGGCCCCAAGGAGATAACTCTATTTATCAGCAACCAAGTGGTGCACCACGAGCGGCCATGAATCCAACCGGGTTCACGCGGCCGTTCCAGGCGCCACCAGTGTGTACCTCGAAGTGCAGGTGTGGGCCAGTGCTGTTACCAGTGGAGCCCACATACCCAACAACCTGGCCAGCTGAAACCCAGCCAGATCGCACAGCGAAGCGTGACTGATGCATGTACACAGTCATCAGGCCGTTGCCATGATTGATCATCGTGTAGTTGCCGGCGCCACCAGCCTGGTAAGCCGTTGAGACGGTCCCAGAGGCTGCTGCCCTGATCGCGGTACCGTAACCAGCACTCAGGTCCGTACCCCAGTGCATGCGTCCCCAGCGCATGCCGAACCCACTGACCACGCAGGCCCTGACCGGGGCGACCCAGCCAGATGCTGCGGCCGGAGGTGCGGCCCGGACAGGAGGAGCCTGAGCCTGGGCGATAGTACCGCCAGACGTACATGTGACTACGATCCGCTGGCCCAATAGCACCAGGTAGACGGGCGGTGTGACCCCGTTTCGAGCCGCTACCGCAGGCCATCCGGCAGCCGAGCCACAGACTCGGGTGGTAATCCGGATCATGCCTTCTCCCGATCGCGCATTAGTTGCGACTTCAAGCACGGGAGCCAGGTCTGCTGCAGTAACCACAGTTTCGACTGTCTTGGTTACAGCAACCCTTTCGAGTGGTACTACAGAAGGAGCTGCTGCATGAGCGGCTCCTGGGGCTAGGGCCACTGTCAGGATTGAGGACCCAACGACAGCGGCAAACCGACGGATGATATTCATTTGCAAAGAAACCTTTCAGGAGCTACTGCTCATGCAGCAGCGCGACAGGAATGTTTCGAGTTCTCAATCGGCCTCACCTCCTTCTCTGTATCTCGCCGGTGGTCGCATCAGAAGCTGGACTATTTCCTGAATGGAGACCGATGAAGGAACGGCCATCTCCCAGGTAATCTCGATTGATTCTGGCACTGAGCCATCTGTAGCGGAATACGATGCCGCAATCCGTACTGAAGCAATTGGCGTTGGTTGCATTATGTTGTGATCCGTACCTCGGTATGGGAGTGAACCTCATGACCAGTTCCCTCCACGTGCCCCACAACCCAGGCATCACGCTGCGTAAGCACGCTGAACGGAACTGGCCATTTCCCGTCGCCACACTGCCGGCAAATGGCCAGATGAAATACATCAACCAATGCCGGCTGTGTGATCAATATGGTCTGCTTCACTTCTTAGCTGAGGCCGACTGCTTGTCCCAGCGGATGACCTCATACCGGCCATAGCCCTGGGACCGGGACGCGCCGACGCCGTTCTGCTCGCCACATGTCCAGATCATTGCCCACTGCTTCTCGGTGAAATCGTGGTCCGAGATAACGGTGAAATCGATCTTTGCGTCGTTTACGTATTCCTCGTACTGGATACCAGTACCACGGAATGTGTGCACGAACCGCTGGTTGATTCCGGTCGCCTCGGTGACACCAAGGTGCAGGCGGTCCTCAACCACGAACACGTGCTCAGCCAGATAGCTCTGGATCCACTTGTTCGTCTTGCCCCAGCCACGCTGGTCGATCTTCCCAGCGGCAACGGCGATGGAGACAGCCTCCTTGAGTGCGGCCTTCAGTTGACGACCTTCGATGTACAGGCCGTTCTCATCACGCTTAAAGCCGTTGAGATTCTTCTGCGTGTTGACGATCTCAGTTGCCTCGTCAACGGTGACACCGCGCTCGACCATGACCTCGGCGACCTTCTCACGAAGCAGGTCGTCCTTGTCGATGCCGAGCTTGGTACGGAGCCAGCCCTCAGCAACCTTAGGGTCCGTTGGCGTTCCTCCTGCGATCGTTGCGACAAGCAGGGTGCCACTGTACCTGTACGGGTATGCGTCTGACTGGTACCGCTCGAACACTGATGCTGACACTTCTCTCTCCTTTGTGGATTGTTAACTTTGGCTGAACTGGCGAGGGTCGTCGGTGCGGGCCGATGTGGCAAGGTTGGGGTTGTCGGGCGAGCATGGGGGTGACTTGGGGCTGGGTGGTCGAACAGGGCGGGGCAGGGTCGGAGCGGGCTGTGGAGCCTAGTCGGGATCGGGCTGGAGTCGGGCGGGTCCGGGGTGAACCGGGGTAGTCAGAAGGGGTGAGGGCAGGATTGGTCTCTGGGTAGGCGTGTACATGGCAAGTCGGGTTGCGGTGGGTCGTAGTGGGTTGGCTCGTCGGATGAGGTTTGTTCGGGGCTGAACCGGGGAGTCGGTATCAGGCCGGGGCGAATGCCGGGACGGCGGGACCAGGGAAGTCGGTACTGGGTCGTGTTGGGTCGCGCGGGGTAGTCGGAATCGGATCGAGGCGACAGGGCCTGGGAAGTCGGGCGCGGGCCGACAGGGGCTGAGTAGGGCGGGGCAGTCGGATCCGGGCCGGGGAGTGTGGGGCATAGCTGGGTAGTCGGGACGGGGTGCAGTGGACTGGTGCAGAACTGGCGGGGCTGGTCGGTGAGGTACGGGGTGAGCGGACATGGGTGGGGAAGTCGGGATTGGACAGGCCGGATGAGAAGTGGTTAGTCGGGTTGGGATCGGTCCGGGAAGGATTGGTGGGAATGGGGCCGGGTAGTCGGTGCTGGGGCCGGGCCGATTGGATAAGGGCGGGGCAGTCGAGATGGGCTGGTCCGTGTGGGGTCGGGCAGGGAAGTCGGGGAGGAGTGACATGGGTGGATGTGCGCAGGGAAGTCGGGAGAGGCGAGGAGGGGCTCCAGGACTGGGTGGAGGAGTCGGGGCGGATGCGGGGTGCAGGTGACGCGACGGGGGTAGTCGGGGGGAAGGGCCGGGTGGAGTTGGAGTGGCACGACTAGTCGGATAGGGGAAGACAGGGAGCCGGCCGGACTGGGGGTGTGCCGGGTAGTCGGGAGCGGGGCCGGTAGGAGTTGTGTTGGCTTGTCGGAGAGGCGGGGGTTGAGTAGGGAGGGGTAGTCGGAGCGGGACGAGCGGGCTCGTGATGGGCGGGGTAGTCGGAACGGTACGGGAAGAATTGGCTCGTGGTGGGCGGTGTAGTCGGTATCGAGCTGGGATGGTCGGGAGTGGGTAGTCGGAACGGAATTGGCTCGCGGTGCGCTGGGGAGTCGGGCGTGGGATGACGCTGGGCTGGACTGCGGGATGGCCTGGAGAGTCGGGCGTGGTACGGGAAGCGGGAGACGAGGCCTGGAAAGTCGGAGCGGGTGTAGGCGGGGGTAGGCGGGGGGAGTCGGGTACGGGCCGAGGCGGGCTTGGGGGGAAGCAGGGTAGTCGGAAATGGGGCGGGACGCGCGGGAAGGGCCGGGTAGTCGGGGAAGGGAGGAGGCGAAGGGGCCTGGGGAGGAAAGTCGGGGAAGGGAATAGGTGGAATGGGGCGGCTTGGGCGGTCGGAATCGGGACGGGAGGACATCGACTGGGACCGGGTGGTCGGAGGAGGGCTGGCGAGAGCGAGACGTGGGCTGGGCGGTGTAGTCGGGACGGGGCGAAGTGGGGAGTGTCGGGCGGGCTTGGGAGGTCGGTACGGGATGGCCTGGGACGAGGTGCGGGCTGGGTGGTGTAGTCGGTACGGGCAGGTTGGCATGGAGGGGGGTAGTCGGGGTTGGGAGGGAGAGGAACATGGCCGGGAATGGGTAGTCGGTACGGGATGAGCTGGGATGGGCCGTGGTGCCTAGTCGCGGAATCGGGGCGGAACGGTGTGGGCAGTCGGGCAGGAGTGGGGCTGAGTGGACGGGGGCCGGGTGGTCGGGGCGGGAGGGAACGCGGGTTGGCATGACGGGTGTAGTCGGAGCGGGGAGGGATAGCTCGTGGTGAACGGGGACGGGTAGTCATCAGAACTTACTCGCCTGCTATCGAGCACCACATCGTGGCAACAGTTTCCTCGTCCAGTACCTCTCCTACTGGGCGGTCACCACATCTCTTGGCCAGGGCACGGAGGAACGCCTCTCGCAGCAGACTGGTCCGAGCCAACTGGGAATACTTGTCGGCCACATAGGACAGCTCCGTTGCCGTCATGTCCTTGAGCAGCATCCTAGAGCCATCATTGATCACGTATGCCTCGGTCAGGAAATGGGAGCGCAGCTCCGTACTGTCACCCGTCTTCTCGAACTCCTCTGCGGCGTCCTTGAATACGGACCGACACGCCTGCGTCCGGTTGTGAGTCCGAGCCGATGCATCTCGCTTCAGGATGGCCTGGCGCACGTAGTACACAGCCTGAGCGTTGAGCCAGCCGATGAGTAGTTCCGGGTCGTTCTCTCGCAGGAAGTTCACCAGCTCCTCGGCAATCGTGCCTGGGGTATAGGAACCACTCTGCGTCGCCTGATCGATCAGGGTACGTATTTCCCTGGCGTAGTCCCGATCTGTTTGCACTGCCATTGTCATTTCCGCCATGCGCCTTTCTCTTTGTCCCATTGGTCTTTGAATACGGACCGGAAACTGAATTTCATCAACCACAGTCGTAGCCAGGAATACGGATGCAGGCCCATACTCATGCAAGCCCTGGCCCAGCCGACAGCGAATTCGGCACCCGTACGGGGGTCCACGGTGTCCGGTAGTACGAAGACATTGGCGTTGTACTTCTCCAGTCCACGTGCCCACCAACGGTTGGGACATGTCACCGCGTCGGCTTCTTCCACCATTTCCACGGCCACGTGCCGGTTCAATGGGTCTGCCCAATACTCCTGTGCACGACGATCCAGGTCTCTGTCCCTGGTGTCGTCAGTAGTACCTGGCTGAAATGCCGTTACCAGTTCGGGCATTGTCAAAGGGAAGTGCACATCCACAATGACCTTCACCCGTTCACCCAGACGATTGCGCATGCTGTCTATGACAGACTTGCAACCCACTTGACCGCCGTCTACGAACATGATTCCGGCGCCAAGTGCTATTCCTCCGTCCTTTTCCATTTCCCTGATTTCAATGCCCTCGTCCTTGAGGAATTGGAAGAAGGGACCACCGCGCAATTGCCCAAGCTCAGGCGTGAGATGGGTAGGAAATAGCCGCATGATCCTGGTCATAGGGCGCGGTCTCTCTCCAGAAGGGTGCGCCAGGCCTGATCCAGTTCGTGGTATTCGACCTCAGACGTACGATCAAACCCGTGGTCATTTACCCAGTTATCAACCTCTGCCTGTGAGACAGCACCATGGGCCATCAGTCTCATGATGACTTGCTTGTAATCCGTACCCAGTTGTCCGAGCACGCATCGACGGCATGAACCCAGATTGAGTTCAGAAATGTCCACCTCATTAACGTCGAGTCCGTAGATAGGGCCAGACTCCTTGAGCCACGCCAGTCCTTTCTCGGCCGCCTGCATTGCAATTTCCATGCTCATGAGTTCCACCACTTCTCTGCTATCCAGTCCATCGTGCGATGGACAAGAATGAACGGGCCCAGGATGACCAGGCTCAGTGTCTGGACTGTAATTTCCAGGACTCGCGAGCCCCATCCCCAGCCTTCATGCAATGGAGTCAGCGCCACAACCAGACCCCGACCGTGTAGCCGAGCATGAATGCCCCGAATGCAAACAGCAGGGGGTGATGATTGACGAGCCAGAACCAGAACCTGGGCTTACAGACGTGAGGACCGAGTTCGTCCAGAGATCTGAACTTTGCTCCGCAGTACATACACGTAGCACGGATGAAGGACCTGTCGCTGTCTTCTAGAAAGCTCTCCAGCTCTCCCATGTCGCCCATCAGAACCTGCTCTCGTACGCTTCAGCTACTTGTTCCGGTGTCAGTTCCCGGTCGGCTATGACCATGATGTAGTCCTCGGATCCGGTATCCACGTTGTGTACCCAGACCCTGTTCCTGGAGACAGACTGGATCGCGCGGGCTATCTCCTCGACCGGAGTGCCGTCCTTGAGTTCCCAGGTGACCATCTCAATCTTCACGGCTTGTTCCTTTCTCTCCAGATCAGTGCGCCCACCAAGGCAGACAGACCAAGACCCAGAGCTATGAGCAGGAAACCGATGAGCCGGATGATGGCCGACTCCGTTTCCCAGCCCATTACACTGGGCCTCCTCGTCCGGTCGTGTATGTACAGAGATTGGATGCGTGGGCCATCCCACCAGTCAACTCTCGCAGCTCCGGATTGAGTACTGCAGCAAAGGTGCGGGTGTTGGCAATCGGCGCCCCCGTCCACGTCTGGAACTCGCAGCCGACCACATCCCCGTACTCACCCTCGAACCCGTAGGCGATGGTAAAGGAGATGCTCTCGTTCGGCGGGAACCAGACGGTGAACCCATACGGAGTCGCCTTCGGCGCTGGGGTGACAAGCAGGTTGGCCCGAGTCACCGGGTCCCGGAACGGGTGAGTAACGAACGTATCCGGCTCCTCGAAGGCTCCGAACAGGTCCGGATTAGCCGCCACCGCCAGCATGTTGAAGCTGAACGTGATCTTCTTGTCGAAGTCCGCTACGTCATGGCCATAGAAGAAGACCCGTACTCCTGGCCAAGAGTCGAGGATACCGCGCGGCCTTGGTGCCGGGACCTCCCCGTTGTACGGCTCGTCAGCCGGCTGCTGGCGCTGTGACGGGATCTCTGGCGTACAGCCAGCTAGTAGTCCAATCATCACTGCAGCTACAACCAGACGCCATGTGTGTCTCACGATCAGTCTCTCTCTCCAGAGTATTCATCGACTGGACCACCAGTCTTCGATCTTGTACCAGCCCCAGCCGACTAGCATCACGAGTCCGGCTAGCCCCAGCCAATAGACACAATCCATACCCTCACCTCACGTCCCTTCACACGTGGTCATCGGTGCCGATACAGGTAAATGGTCCGGCGACCCCAGCACAGTCCGGCCGTCCACTTCCGGCCGTCGCGGGCCGCGTGCAGTGGTGTGAGGTGCCACTGCCACAGCCAGCGGTTGCGCCAGTAGGTGCGGTAACCACGCGGCTGGACATGGCCAATGAACAGGGCCAGCCAGTGCCAGGACTGTTTACCTTGCCAAAGAGTCTTCAGGTGCCTGGTTGTTGCTGCGGTTGTGTTCACATCATCACCAGCCCCACCAGCCCAATCAACGCCAGAAACCCAGCTGCAAACTCCACCTTCACCACCCCACCTCTCCAAACCCACACCCCCACGTACCCCTAACAGGCTACAGGAACCGACACCCGCGA